GCGGTAGGTGTTGCCGTTGACCTCGGTCATGCCGCCGACGCCGGTAATCTCGATCTCGGCTCCGGTTGCCAGCCCGTGGCTGGTCGACGTGACCACAGCCGGGTTGGCCCGCGTGATGCCACTGATGCCGCCGCTCTGGGTGTAGTTGTTGGTCAGCGCCAGCGCGGTGGGCGCGGCTTGGCTTGGCGAGAACGAGATCTCGGTCAGCGCCCAGTTGGTGTTGGTAATGCGTACCAGCTCGCGCGGCGCATAGTTCGGGTGCACGATCGTCATGACGTCGCCGCTCTGCGCGAAATCGAGCGCGAACAGGTCAGCAGCGACGTAGGGCGTCGCGATCTCGTAGGGCGACCCGCCGCTCAGGATCTGGCCGCCGTAGGTGTAGAAGCGCATGTACTGATCGCCGACCTCGAGGATGTAGGTCTGCTCGGTGTTGAACTCGAAGGGGATGATGCGGGTGGTGCCGGTGGTCTTGGCCTCGGCAATGAACTGCAGGCCCGGGCGGCTCTCCATCCCACCTGTGACCCGAACGAAGAAGTTTTCGGCGCGCTCAACAGCGACGGCGCGCTTCGACAGGTCGACACGGGCAGCTACTGACGGGGAGACCTCACCACCGGCAAAGCTGGGCTGGATGAGTTTTGCCATGCATCAATACCTCGCAGCAATCCAAGTGGCCTCAGCCGGGCGCACAGCCTCGAAGCCCTCGTTGGCGTCGGTCGCCTGCGCCTTGCCAAGCTCGAGATCGGCGAGGGTCTTCATGTCGGACATGATGGAGCGGTCGCCGGTGATCGGCATCGCGATGTACTGGGCGATGCGATACGCCAGCGCGGTGACGAACTGCGGGTCGAATTGCTGCGGGTCGGTGACCTGCTTGGTGTATTCGATCGTCGGTTGGCTCTCGTTGCACAGGATGACGTGCACGTCGGCGCTGTTGCGCGCGGTCTCGAACCGGATCGGGGGTTGATTGTCGCCCAGCGGGTTGACGATGCGGATGATACGCAGCGCGTCGCTGGGGTAGGTGAACATATAGTCCCAGTTGCCCGGCACGACGCCCGTCAGTTGGGCGGGCGTCGAGTATTTGCGGGCGAATTTCCACGGGTGCTCACGAAGGACCATGTCGCGCACGTTGTCGAAGATGAGCTTAACCTGCTCGGCCTCCGGCGATGCTTCATTCAGCGACGTGATGTCATATCTGTCGCCGAGATGCTGAAGCGCAAGGCGCGCGATCTGGACTTCGGAGCTCATGGCTTACTCCTCGGAGCTGGGCTTGCGGCGCGACCGCACAGGCGGGCGTCGGTTGCTTTCCACAGCCGATTGGGGGCCGGGCGCTTCGGCGCGCTTGAGCTGCACCTCGTCGACCACCTTCGGCTTGATGGGTTTGGTCTGCCCTTCCTCTTCGAGGATATCTTCGAGCTGGGCTTTGTCCTCGATGACCTCAGCGGACGCAGGGAGCTTGCCTTCATCGGCAAAGAAGTCTGGCAGGGTGTAGACACGACCGGCGTTCTTACCGCGACCCATGCGCCCGAAGGCGGGGTGGTAGAAGCCGACTTTGTCGAAACGTACGTTGATAGGCATTGGATGTTCCTCTTCCACAGGATGGCAGGCGGGCCCGAAGGCCCGCCTGTGTTATCAGTTCGAAGCGTCCGGGTACGCTTTCCACTTCGACACGTCCTTGGTCAGGAAGGCGTTGATCGCCCCTGCCGTGGTCGTGGTCGTCGCAGTGACGCACAGGATGCCAAGGTAACGCTCGTAAGCGTTGCCTTCCATCGGCAGCGCGACGGCTGCGATAGTTGCACCAGCATCCAGAGCATTGGCATCGTCACCATCGGTGACAAAGGTGCCAGTGTCGAAGTGGATGGTGGCAGAGCCGTCAGTTGCGATGGCGGCCTGCGCGTCCGACGCCAGCTGGAACTTGACCGTACCGGCAGAGCCGCCGGTGATGATCGAAGTGTCGCACTGGATGACGAGGTAGATCGGTTCACCGTTGCCGATGTCCCGCGCTTCCTGCAGGTCGATGACGTCGCCGATGAGAGCGGTGCCGGCGGCTGCCGCAACGCTGGTCGCATCGGCGAACTCGAGTAGGCTATCGAGGATCATGTCTGATCTCCTTTCTCAGGCTCACACAACGCGAGCTTCGTTGATGGACAGGGCGTCGCACCGACGGATCGGATAACCACCCCACGAGGTCTGCATCGTGCCACCGACCATCTCCATGGTCAGGGTCGAGTTGGAGACCTTCTCGGACGTCTGACGCCGCAGGAACGCGAGCGCCTGCTTGTCCATGTACCAAGCGCAGCGACCGAACGAGGGGTTCGGGATCTCCGTCAGTGCACGGTGCATCAGGTCGTTCAGGTCTGCACCAGAGGTCAGGTCTGCAGTCAGCAGCGAGCGATCGATGTTGGCGATACGCACGACATAGCGCCAGTCACGAACCGAGAGGCCCGCGTCCCAGCGATAGTGCGTACGGTACGCCTGCATGCGACCGTTGTTGCCGTCGGCGTCCTCGATGGTCACTTCACCCAGATCGCGCTGCGACAGACCAGCTGCCGAGCCCTTAGGCACAATGCCGTGGCAGGTGTTGGGCGACCAACAGATCAGCCAGATCGAGGCGTTGTCGGACCCGGTGCCGCCAGCGTCAATGATGTTGTCGCCGTTCTCAGCCGACTTGTCATTGTAGCGGGGAGCAAAGCCCGTGAACTCTTCGGGGGCGGTGGTCTCATCGCCGTAGAAGAGCGTGTCCGCGATCTCTTGGTTCATGCCCTCGATGTGAGGACGATCTTCCTGCAGACGGAAGGCAGCGGGGTCGCCCGCCATGTCCACGAGGGCCTTGTCGACCTCCGCGTAGTCTTCCAGCATGCCGCAGGTGTCCGTCACTTGGACCGCACGGCTCTTGGTCGGCTGCACGCCGCCGTAGAGCTTACGCCAAGTCGGGGTCGGGAGACCCGAACGGATGGACGACCGGTGACCGGTTGTCAGGTTGCCTTCGAGCCAAGTCATGTCCGCGAGGATTTCGTTGGTCTCGTTCAGGATCTCGATGACGTCCGCGATGGAGCCATTAGGATCGGTGACCTTTGCGAGATCCGCTAGGGTCGGGTTTTTGACGCCAAGTGTGGCCATGTTGGGCCCTCCTTCTGTTACGCCGATTTGTCAAACATGGACGGATACATTCGCTTCAGTGTCCCTTCCGTCTGCGGGGCAGCATCGCCCTGCAGAAGTTTCGGGTCAGCGATTGCCTTGCCCACGCGGTTCAGGAAGCGCAGCACCGCGGGGTGATTGCCGATCGCAAGGCCGTTGGGGTTTTCAGGACTGGGCGACTTGAGCAGCGCACGCAGGTCGGGGTCGCCGAACTGCTTGATTGCGTTTTCCGCGACCTTGAGGTTCTCGGCAAACTGTTCGCCGCCGATCTCCTTGTCAGCCTTGGCACTCTTGCGCCAGCCTTCGACCTGTTTGTCCCAGCTTTCAACAGCCACATCGTTGAGCTGCTGCGCGCGATTGATGTCGTACTCGATCAGCGACTGATACTGCTTTTGGCTCAGCCCCATCTCTCGTGCCGTGTCGGCAAACGCATCAATTCTGCCCTTGGTCTCGTCATCAAGATCGAGGCCCTCGGGCGGCTCGAAAGTGTACGTCTCCGGCACACCTTCACTTCCACCGCTCTCGTCGTCCGACAGCAGATCGGCGGCATCCTTGTCGCCTGCGTCGCTCTTGTCAGCGTCCGCAAGCGTTTGATCCTCGGCCCCGGTGGTGTCGGTGGTCGAGGTCTCTGTTGTTTCTTCGGTCCCGGCGAGCAGGTCGCCTTCAGCTTCATCAGCCATCGTTCTTTCCTCTCTTCCTAGTCGCCGAAATGGTTTTCATCCATCATCAGCATGTACTTGGCCTTCGCCTGTGTGCGGATCTGCTCAAGCAGCGCCTCGCCCACGGATCTGGCCCCCTCGTTGAAGGCGGTGCTGTCACTGTCGCCCGGGATGTGACTGAGCCTGCCTACATGACATGTATCATAGATCAGCCCGTACAGGAAGCGACGCCCACGCGGCTCTTTCAGGATGTAGTCCAGATCGCGCTGGCGATCTGCTTCTTCCTTCTCCGCTTTGGCGACCTGTGCCGGATCTGATGCATCGTACGTCATACGGTCGTGCCTCCACCTTGCAGCAGTGCGGTGAGGGCGTTCGGGTTCTGCGTGTCAGCTTCAGACAGCACCTTGGCTGCCTGTGCGCCCTGCTGCAGCTGCATCATCTGCTGCTCTGCCTGCTGCGCCTCGCGGCGCTGGGCGCGGATCGCCTCGACCTGATCGGCGTCGCGCAGGATCTCCGGGCTGGTGCCGAGGATCTCGCCGTAGTTGCGGATCGCCTCGTCTGCATTGAGGTTGTCGACGATCTCGGGGAACACGGCGCTGAGGTTGCCGGCGAACGAGAAGGTGCGCTCGATCGATGCCGCAGCGACAGCCTCCTGCGCCTGTGCCAGCAGCGAGATGTACTTGACCTCGAGGTCGACGCCCTCGATCGCAGGCGGTGGCGGTGGCAGCATACCTGCCTCGTACGCGAACAGGAACACGTCCTCGATCAGCGGATCGAGCAGCTCGGTGTTAAGGCGCTGCAGCACCGGGCCGAGCAGGACGAGCTTCTCTTCGTGGCGCTCTGCCACCTCGGTGGCGGTCATCATGCGGCGGTCGCTGTTGATCATCATCGCGAAGAGGTCGGCGTAGAAGCCGCGCTGGATGCGGCCTTGCACCTCTTGGATGTCCATCATCATCTCGTTGATGCGGGGCTGCACGGTGTAGGCAGGCTGGAAACCCTGCGTGCCCTGCTGCGGGTCGACGTAGGTCGTGCCGCCCGGCAGCACGGTCGACGGCTTGCCCTTCAGCGACAGGCTGCCGACCATTGGCGGGTTGACCATCTTGTCAATCGCCTGCGCCTTGCGCTTCTGCTCGTGCTGCAGCTGCTTGATGTCGCCGAGGTATTCCATGCCGGGGCTGACGCCGTAGACGTCGCCGCCCAGCACATCCCAGCGCGGGCAGTAGGCGGGGAAGCGGTCGAAGCCGCCCTCTTGCAGCAGCTTGTCGCCGTCTGCGCCCTTCTCCATGTAGACGTCCATGAACGCCTTGTTCTTCGGATCGAGCGGTCGTGTCAGGTCGCGCTCTTCCATGCGCCGCGGCTGGATCAGGTGGATGATCTCGATGCGCTCGTCGTAGTTCTTCTGGTCCCACAGGCGCTTGACGGTCTTGGAGACGTTCGACCAGTCCTCGGTGCCGTCGCGCTGGATGACGAACTGCTCGACCACCTGC